GGCTTCTGGATCGACACTTCCCCGGTGGTGCTGTCCGCGGTGATCGTCGCCGGGTCCACCGAGAAGTAGGTGGCCATGGTCGACAGCCGCGACTCCAGGCCCACGATGTGGAAGGTGGTCACGTCGGAGATGATGTCGCGGCGCACCGGTTCCACACCGCCCCACCCGGTCACATCCGAGCTGGTCACCGCCGACGACACCACCGCACCGGAGTCGTCGAGCCACCCCAGGCCCTTGAACGAGGCGCCGAACGCGTTCAGCGTCGGCGTCCCCGGCGAACCGGTGCTGTCGACGGTGAGCGTGGTGGGCAGTGCCGTGCCCTCCGGGGCGAGCCACACGCCGCCGCGCAGCGCCCGGCGCACATTCGCGTCGACCCTGGTGTCGACGTCATCGAAGGTAAGGTCAGCCACTTCAAGCGCTCCTTCGCATCGTGACCTGGTAGGACGTGGTGACTTGCCGCAGGTTCGCGGAATCAGTGGGTGGGACGGCCACCGGGCCGGCCGTGGTGCGCGCCGAATCGATGACACCGTGACTGGTGCCGATGCCACCGGCGAGGAGCCGCTGGCGGATCGTCTCCGCCACCGCTTTGGCCTGCGTCAGCCCGGTGGCGAAGACCGACACCTCAGCGTCGGCAGTGTCGGTGATCCGGTCGTCGCCGCCGCCGGTCCGCTGGACCCGGATGAACGGCAGCGAATCGGCCAAAGTGGCCGGGGTCTCCACACCCGTAATGCCCAGATCGGCCACCGCGGCCAGGACGGCCCGCTCAGCGTCGGGAAACGACGCGAAACCGCTCACAGCCCACCCCGGATCACGTCAGCCGCCCGGGCCAGCACGTGATACCCGTCTTTGACCTCGACGTAGATCGCGTGCGGCGAATCGTTGTACAGGTAGGCCGTCGCCCGGTTATGCCGCGGGCCGCCGGACCGGGTCGAGGTGACCCGGAACGAGGCGGCGTAGTCGCCGGTGTGGCGGGGGGCTATGCCCTCGGCGAACGCCTTGCCGCGCTGCGCATGCTCCCGCATCAGCGCTTCCATCCCGGCCGAGCGCATCAGCTCGTTCGTGCCGCGCAGGTCCGGCCGGTAACGGATGAAGGCCATCAGTCGCCACCCTTGGTGAGCCGGAGGATGGCCTGGACGTGGGACTCGGTCCCGGCCTGGTCCACCCACCGGGCCGGGTCGCCGTCCACCTCGTACACGGTCCCGCCGACGCTGACCCGGTCGGTGGCCAGGATGTCGGTCCCAGCGGGCAGGTAGACGGTGAGCGTGGTGACGACGAGCTCGCCGCGGTCGGTCTGCTCGGTGGAAGAGCCGGGCTGCACCGAGCAGCCGGTCACCTCGGTCCCGGTGTCGCTGCCGGTGATGTCGCCGAAGTTGTCGCGGCTGGCGCCGCGCAGGATCGTGACCGTGCCGGCGCCGAGGATCACAGCGGCACCTGGAACACACGCCGCACCGGGACGACCCTGGCCAGGGTGCGCACCTCGGCCTCAGTCAGGGCGGCGGTCTTGATCTCGCCAGCGGTCCAGGAGACCGACCCGACCGTGGCCGACTGCAGGCCGGCCGCCGCCGCCGCGGGAATCGTGGCCAGCCGGTTCGCCACCGCGCAGGTGAGCGCGGTCAGCGACGCCGGGAGGCTGGCGAAGCCGTGGACGTAGACGACCGACCACAGGCCATGCCGCCTGTCAGACCAGGACACCGAGCATCCGAGGCGGATCTTGCGGTCCCGGTCCCACGTGTAGTCGGTGATCGCCGTCAGGGTGTCGTCGTCGTTGACCAGGCTCACGCTGGTGATCGAGGCGACCAGGCCGCCGGGCAGCTCAAGCACCCCGCAATCGGAGTAGAGCTCGAGCGTCGAGGTGGTCTGGGTGAGCGGGATCCCGGCCTCATCCCTGATGGCCTGCGTCGCCCGGGCCAGCAGCTCATCCGCCGTCCCGCTGGGCAGGGTGTAGCCGTAGGCGGCGGCGTCGGTGCTGGTAGCGAACTGGTCCGGTGCAGGCACCCCATGCCCCTCCGCTCACTCGTCCCCGGATGGCTTGGCCGCGGGCTTGGCCCGGCGGGCCGGCCGGGGTGGCTCGATCACCTGGATGTCGCCGGTCTCGATCGCCGCCACGATCCGGGGCGGAAGCGGTTCGGACAGCTCGAACACGCCGCCGCCTTCGCCCCGGATCGTCACCAGCTTGGGTATCACGGCAGGTAGAACGCCTTCACCGTGCCCGTGGTACCGGACGCCAGGGTGAACCGCAGCGACCCGTCCGCCTTGCGGAACCGGCCCGAGTCCAGGCCGGCCAGGACGGCGCTGCCCGTGTTGGCGCCCATGGTCACGACCAGGTCGCCCTGCCCGGACCGTACGGCCGGGTAGATGCTGTCGCCGGCCTCGGCCGTGACATCCTTGGTCGCCGCCGCGGTGTTGTCGAACACCAGCACCAGCTTGTCCACGTCGCAGTCCGCGATCGTCGCGCCGCCCGCCGACACGATCGTCGCCAGGCTCGTGCTGCTCACCGCGACGGTCCCGGCGTTGCGGCCGAGCTGCGTCGGGGTAATGGCAGTGTCAGCCATCGCTCACTTCTCCAGTTCCCAGGGTTGATGGATGGTCCAGATGGCCGGGGTCAGGACGGCCGGGTGCAGGTGACGCAGGCCAGGCCGTCGGGGTAGGTGACCGTGCCGCCGTACACGTGCAGGCCGCGGACCAGGTCGGAGAACGAGTCGATGTCACGCAGCGCCTCGGTCTTGACGATCTGGTTGGCGAAGCTGATCGCCATCGGCGTGCCCGCCTGCACCACGTACGTGGACCCGGCGGAGGGCTGCGCGCAGTTGTTCGACTTCAGGATGTCGAACCCGGCCGCCATGCCGACGATGCCGTTGCGCAGCGCGGCACCGCCGTCGGCGGCCTTCTCGGCGTTGATGAAGTTCGGGTCCTTGCGCAGCAGCGCGTGGTACCACGGCGGCACGATCGCGTACCGGCCCTCGGACGGCACGTTCGCCTCGTCCAGCGCGGTGCCCAGATCCACGAGCGTGTCGTAGGCGGTGCCCGCGTCGGTGGTCAGGTCGGTCACCGCGGTCAGCACGTTGCCCGAGCTGATCTGGGTGTAGAACGAGGCGACGTACTGGTCGGAGGTGTCGGACAGCCGGTAGGCGGCCTGGGCCATCGTCTCGGCCATCAGCGCGCCGCCGTTGAGCGTCTGCGCCCGGTCCACGTCGTCGAACTTCTTCGCGAAGTACTTCTGCTGGTCCACGACGAGGACCTGCCCGGCGTCGTCGATGTCCTCATACGACACGCTGCCGGCGTAGTCGCTGATCGTCACATCCCCCACGGAGGTGATGTGCACGGTGTCGCCGGCCTGCTGGATCTCGCCCTCGTAGTCGTGGTTCACCACGGACGGGCCGGCGAAGATGAGGGACTTGCGGAGCTGCACCAGCAGCTCGGCCGCCCACATCTCGGGCTTGAAATTCCTGATCGTCACGGCGGGCGATCCTTTCTGTCTGTCAGCCGCCGCCGAGCAGCTGCGTCAGCCGGCCTTCCTTGCGGGCCTGCACGCGCTGGTCGGGGGTCATGGCATCGAACTCGGTCTGGGTGACCTGCTTCGGGCTGTTCGCGGGCTCCCGCGGACCGCCGTCACCAGTGCCCTGGAAACGCTTCGCGTCCGCCGCCAGGTACGGCTTGTCCTTCACCAGCTGACCGATCGCCGCCTCGATGGCGTTGCCGTCGATCTCGCCGTCCTCGCCGACCGTGAACTGCGACAGGTCGAGCAGCCGCACCGCATCGCCAGGGTCGGCGAGCTTGCCTGCCGCTGCTGCCCTGATCTCGGCGCGCAGCAGCCGGTCGTTCGCTGCTGCCTGCGCCTCCGCCTTGCCTTCGCCGCGGGCCGCGGCCACGGCCTTCTCCTGCTCGGTGCGGCTCGCCTCGACGTGCTTGTCGTACTCGGCGGCCTTAGCCTGCAGGTCGCCATAGTCGGCGTACTTGGCACGCTCACGCGCCAGCCGCCGCTCGATCATGTCGTCGAGCTCGGCCTGCGTGAACGTGCGGCTGCCGCCATCAGAGCCGCCGCTGCCCGTGCCATCGGTCTGGCCGCCGTCTTGCTGCTGGCCCTCTTGCTGGCCCTCGTCTGGCATGGGGATATTCCTTTCCGTAAGCCCGTCGGCATACCGGCCTTGTGCGCGGCCGTAGCGCTTCCCCGCTCACGCGGGTGGTCTAGATGAGGTAGCCGAACCTGGTCAGCTGCCGCACGATCTCGGCCCGGTCCCAGCCGTACCGGCCGGCCTCGTCGAAGATCTGCGCCGGAGTCAGCCGCGGCGCCCGGGCGCGGCTGTAGCGGGCCGTGGTGACGCCGTGGGCGGTCACCCGCTGGAACGCATGGCCCTGCCGGGCGCCGTGCTCGCGAATCAGCCGCGAACCGGCGAGACCGCGGCGCGTCGTACCCTCGAGCGTCACCGACAGCTTGCGGCCCGGGCCCGCGGCGGTGGCCATGCCACGGTGCGCGTTGACGACCTGGTTGAGATCAGCCCCGTGGTCCAGGGCCTTCAGGTCGCCTTCAGTCAGCGACCGGCGCAGCCGCTCCGGATGCTGCTCACGCATCTGGGCGATCAGCTCTTCCGGGTCCTGGCCCTCAACGAACTCCTCACCGGCGGCTGGGATCATCTGGCAATCGCAATTTGGATGCCGAAGGAAGCCCGAGCTGTACCGGTAGAACCGGCCGGCCAGGATGATGCACCTCGCGCACGACGGCAGGTTCACATGCCGCACGTAGCCGCGGACCGCCTCGTCATCGGCCATCGCCGTTTGGACGGCCATCCGCCCGGCGTCCTGCACCTGCGTGCGTGCGATGACCGCCAGATGCGTCCCGGCCTGCGTCACCGCGTCGCCGAGCCGGGCGCCCTGGCTCATGAGGTGCTTGGACTCGGCGACCGGCGTGTACAGCAGGCTGGCCAGCTGGCGGCCGTCGGACGCCACACCGCTGAAGGCGTCCGGCGCCAGCCGGTGCCCCGGCCGCGGAGTCACCCTCTGCGCAGCGAGCGCCCTGGCCAGGTAGCCCGGCCCGGCGGCCGCGGCGCGCCGCTGCCCGGCGCCCAGGACCATGAGCAGCCGCCCGAGGACCCCCGGCCATGACAGGTCGAGGTTCTTCCCGTCGATCTTCACCCACTCCCGCATGCTGGCCACCGCCGCAGCGGTAGCAAGACGCGACTGGCCGGCCTGGTAGACGGCGGCTGTCTCAGCCGGGGACGCCACCGGCCACCGGCACCGGCTCAGGCTGCGCCGACGGCCGGTCCCCGCCGGTCAGCAGCGACGGATCACCCTGCCGCCCCGCCAGGCCCGAAGAGCCGATCTCGTTCGTGCCGAGCATCGTCAGCACCGGGTCCTGCGCCGCCTCTTCCGCGCGCATCGCCATCAGCTGATCGACTTCGTCCGGCGACAGGCCGAACCGGCGCGCCAGATCCGCGAATGGCCAGCCGATCCCCTTCAGTGCGACCAGGCTGGCGGCCAGCTGCGCCTGGGAGCGGGACTCGGTGTCAGCCCACAGCACCTTCCCCGCCCGGTACGCCGCCGCGCGCTGGTCGTCGCCCTGGGCGAGCGCGACGAGACGCTGCACCTCCCGCAGCGCCGAACCGAACCACAGCTGCTTCTCCTGCGTCCGCTTCACCAAACCGGCCTCAGCCGCGATCAGCGCATCCGAGGACAGGTTGGCCATCTTGCCGATCAGGTAGTGCTGCGGCGTCCTGGTCTGCGCGGCCAGGTGGCCGATCGCCGTCTCGATCACATCCGAATAGACCGCCAGGTTCGCCGCTGGCCAGCTGCCGGCGGTGGCGCCGTCGCCTTCGACCCAGAACAGGCGCCGCAGGTTGTAATCCTTCAGATCGACGTTCTTCTCGCCGACCTGCTTCCCGCTGCTGTCGTACACCGGTTCGGTGGGCCGGTCGGCGCCAAGGATCCACCGCTGCGGCAAAGCAGCGAAATCGCTCGCGGTGAACAACTGCGACCACAGCAGGTTCACCGCGTCCTGCAGCGGGATCACCGGCGCCACATCCGAGAGAGGGTCGCCACACAGCATCGGCCGGTTCGGCAGCTCCACCATCGGCACCAGGCCCATCGGGTTGGGCTGCGGGTTCGGCTCATCTGGCAGCTCCCGCGGCAGCCACTGATCGGCCTGCTCATCCAGCGCGGCCATGGCCGGGGTCTTCTCGATCCGGCTGAGCGGCCGCTGGAACTTCCACAGCTCATCAGCGGTGTACAGGGTGGCGTACATGCTGTTGCCGTCCTGCCACCGCTTCAAAGCGGCCCGCCGCCGGTACCGGGAGCCGGGGACGTACCCGACGACCGCCTGGGAGGCGTCCTCGAACGTGACGCACGGCGTGCCCGGGTCGTCCGGGTCGCCCCACACCAGGACGTGGGAGCGGCCGGCGTTGACCGCGGCGAGGAACCCGAGCTGGGAGTCGCAGTCCAGCTGGTTGACCTGCCACACCCGCCACGCCTCAGTGTCCGGCCCTTCGCCGTAAGGCTGGAACCCGACCACCGTCAGCCGTTCCACCGGGGAGTCGGCGACCACCGGCACCCAGTTGTCGGCGAACCCGTGGTACCGCTTGGCGAAATACTCCCGGAACTCATCGGAGGCGAAGCGGAGCGGGTGCTCGCCGCGGTAGTACCGGTCCGCCCGTTCCACCCACCCGGACCGGTTCGTCAGCTCCATCTCCAAGGTGGCGACCAGCGCCAGGGCCTGCCCTTGCGTGAGACCCAACGCCGCGCCTCCCTCCGGTGCTGTCAGTCCGTGTACATGCGCCGCGGCCGCCGCGGCTTGTTCTCACCCGCCGCGATCGCATCCCCGGCGGCCTCGTGAGCCAGGATCGAGCACGGCACCAGGTCAATCTTCTGCGCGTCCGCCGGCTTGGCCAGCACGTACCGGCCGCCCGGCCGGGCCGCTTTGCGCGCGTTCCCCATGTGCCGCGCCGTGGTCGCGCACCCGTCGTGGGTGAAGGCGGAGTCGGCCTTGGTGACGTCGGTGAGCAGCCGCTCAGCAGCCGGGTGCATCCGGCCAGCCCGGGAGGTGTACCAGCGGATCACCCGCTTGTCGCCGAGCTCCTCAGCCCACGTGTCGATCTCGGTCTCCCAGTACGGCGGGTCGAAATAGCCCCGCACCACCTCGTACCGGTCGTACATCTCGCGGACCGCCGCGTCGACCTCGAGCCGCGGCACCTGGCCGCCGAAATCGGCCGGATTCCACACGCACGGCAGGCGGTCCGGCCCGTAGACCGGGGTGAACTGGTAGACGCCGGGGATCTCCAGCCGGATCCCGGTCCAGTCATCGACGTCGGAGCCGTCGAACCCGAGCGTCACCAGGGAACCGTCCGGGACCTCCCGCGGCTTTTCGCGGGCTTCCCACTTCGCCAGGTCCATCCACGTGCCCAGCCCGGCGACGACCCGGTTGCCGAAGAACCGCTCCGCCTGCCCCGGGTCGCGCTCGAGGAGCTCGGCCGCCTCGGCCTCGATCGCGTCCAGGTCCACGTGCGCCGACCCGGCGTACACATGCCGGTGGATGCGGCGCCGCTCCCGCTTGTCGGTGTACGACAGGTGCGCCGGGGGCGCCCGGTAGAACTTGAAGATGTCCGGCCGCGCCGACTCGAACGTGGACTGGGCGACCGAGTCCTCCGACGGATCCCAGCAGTTGCTGGTCTCCATCGACCGGCCGCCCATGCCCGCGACGCCGCGGCGCTGGGTCTCGGCGACCCGGCGCATCTTGTTCGCCGCCGTGTACAGCCCGGTCTCGTCCTGCAGGGCGAAGACGATCGGGTTCCCCAGCCGCGACAGCGCGCTCGAGGTGACGACGTCGATCCGGCCCTCGTTCGGCAGCCGGATGAAGTCCTCACCGACGCGCATCTGGCTGGCCAGCGGCCCGGCTTTGATCATGGCCTGCAGCGGCCGGTAGACGTTGTCGACCTGGTCCTCGGAGGTGGCGAGGAGCTGGATCAGCGGCGTCGGCCAGGGCGTGCCCATCGGCTCACCCGGCTCGTACTCGTAGACCCAGCCGCAGCCGCAGCCGTGATCGGAGCACCGGTAGGCCTCGCCGCCAGCGGCCCACCCGGCGAACACGGCCGGCCCGGCCGCCTCGTTGCAGATGATCGTCGCCGACCAGGGCCCCTTGCCGCACTTCTGCGGGCCGACGATCTGGGACCGCCGGTTCCAGAACGCGGGCGCCAGCTGGCCGAGCTGCGCGCCCGGGCGGACCCGGTAGTGGTTGACCGTGGCCCACAGCTGCCAGTCGTACATCTCCAGCGGCTCGCCCTTACGCCACCCGTCCGGGACGACGCAATGCGCCTCGATCCAATCGACGGCGACCCACAGCGCCGGGAAGCTGACGACGTAGTCAGGACTCCGGGGCGGCATCGGCGGCGACGACGGTCAGGCGCGAGCGGGCC